TGCAAGTTACGCTCTACCCAAGAGATAAGCGTAAGCAAGACATAGATAACCGCATCAAAGCCCTTTGGGATGCCTTGACAGATGCTGGCGTATTTGATGATGATGAACAAATTGATATTTTGATAGTACAAAGGGGCGAAATCCGCAAAGGCGGTGGCTGCCTAGTAATGATTGATGAAATAAATGAACCACGACAAGACTAACGGTGACAGAACCTTGCAAGAATGCTCAAACTGTAAATTACGAAAACCAAAAGAATTTGGCAGATATGTTCCTTTTAACCAAGGAATGAATCAAAAATGGGTATGTGGCTATTGCTACGAGAAAAGAAACAGGCGATAATGGTCTTACGAGAGTGATATTTGGGGAAATCCGTGGAAAGTACCCACCTTTTTTGGAGATGCTATGAAAGAGTGTGCTTTATTTACCCTAACGCTGTTGCATAGTGCGACCAATGCACACTTGATGCACTTCAAAACTCGTTCTTTCTCAGAACACATGGCTTTGGGTACTTATTACGATGAAATCGTAGACCTAGTGGACAGCTTAGTTGAAAGCTATCAAGGCAAATACGGCATAGTTGAAGACTATCCAAATGTTTACCATTCACCAAAAGACCCACTTAAATACTTTGAATCTTTGCAACGCTTTGTGGCTGATGCTCGCCAAGACTTGCCACAAGACTCAGAATTGCAGAACATCATTGACGAAATCGCTGATTTAATCAATACAACCACCTATAAACTTAAATTTTTGGGGTAATCATGCCTTTAGATAAATCAGGATCAAAAGAATCAGTCGGCAAGAACATCAAAGCCGAGATGAAAGCTGGCAAGCCTAAGAAACAAGCGGTAGCCATTGCCCTAAATGTAGAGCGTGACAACGCAAAAGGTAGCCGTAAAGCCAAGCTAGAAGAAGCTTATGGTCGCTTTTTAGGTGAAAGAGATGAGTCGTAAAGACCAAATCCGTGCTGCAATGGATAAGCACGAAAAGCCCATTGCCAAGACAACCAAAGGCAAAGGTAGGCACTATTTGTCAGTTGAAGAAGGTGCTGGCATGACAGAAGCTGGTAGAAAAGCGTATAACGCTAAGAACAATGCCAACTTACAAGCCCCCCAATCTAGTGGCCCACGCCACGATAGCTTTTGTGCAAGGTCTAAAGGCTGGACAGGGGAACGAGGTAAAGCAGCTAGAGCAAGGTGGAAATGCTAATGAAACAAGGACTATACGCAAACATTCACGCCAAAAGAGAGCGAATCAAAGCTGGATCAGGCGAAAAGATGAGAAAAGTAGGCTCAGAAGGAGCACCAACGGCTGAAGCATTCAAAGAATCTGCCAAGACCGCCAAGCCTACACGCAGACAAGTAATTGAATCTAAGATGAAGGATATGTGATGTTTACTAAAGAAAAAATCAAACCAAAAGACTCATTGTTGCAACCGCACAAAGAATCAACCCTTGAAAAGCAAGAAGCCAAACGAGTAGCTCGTAGAGAAATGCTAAACAGAGAATTTAACAAGGTTGTAAAAGATAAGTTCTAATGTTGTAAGAAAGCAACAATGTAGGTATACTTAATCTATCTAAACACTTAGGTACGGAGTATGTCAGACACTAATTTAGTAAAATCTGCTAGAAAACCACCTAGGGCTGGCATGGGTAGACCAGCTGGTGTGCCAAATAAAGCCACAGCACTCGCCAGAGAAGCGATTGCACAGTTTGTGGATGGTAACTCATACAAAATGCAAGAATGGCTAGAACAGGTCGCTAATGGCGTTCAAGACGAAGAAACAGGTAAGTGGCTAGTACCACCTAATCCTGAAAAAGCATTTGCGATGCTTCAATCTGTGGTTGAATACCATGTGCCCAAACTAGCTCGCCAAGAACTTGTTGGTGACGATAAAGCTCCAGTAAAGATACAGGTTTCATGGAAGAAGTCTTAGACATTGAACTAGACTACTCGCCTAGGGATGTTTTTGCTGATTTCCATGACAGAACACAACGCTGGGCGGTAGTTGTCGCACATCGTAGATGCGGTAAGACTGTATCTTGCATTAACGACCTAATTTACAGGGCTTTGACCGAAGATAAAGAGCATGGTCAATATGCCTATGTAGCCCCTTACTACTCACAAGCCAAAAACATTGCATGGGATTACTTACAAAGGTATTCCAAGCCTGTTATGGCTAAAGCCAATCAATCTGAACTATGGGTGGAGCTCGTCAATGGAGCGAAAATCAAGCTTTATGGTGCTGATAATCCTGATGCTCTCAGGGGTTTGTATCTTGATGGAGTGGTACTTGATGAGTACGCAGATATGCGACCAAGGATGTGGGGAGAGATTATTCGCCCTTTGCTTGCTGACCGCATGGGCTGGGCTGTGTTTATTGGTACTCCTAAAGGACATAATGCCTTTTACGATGTATATACAAACGCTACGAAAGATGCTAACTGGTACACGAAAACCCTAAGAGCTAGTCAAACAGGCTTACTGCCACAGGCTGAGTTGCTAGATGCCCAAACATCTATGTCACCTGATCAATACGAGCAAGAGTTTGAATGTAGCTTTGAAGCAGCCATCATGGGTGCTTACTATGGTAAAGAGATGCGAGTCCTTACCGATGCCAAGCGTATTACCACGGTTGAATACGACAAGATGTTCCCATGCCATACCGCTTGGGACTTGGGTTATTCAGACGATACGGCTATTTGGTGGTATCAGGTCGTGTTTGGTGAGCTACGCATACTAGACTACCATTCAAGCAATGGTCATCAAGTGAGCTACTACACCGACCTATTGGCTGCAAAAGAACGAGAGTTTGGATACAAATACGGCACACATTACTTACCGCATGATGCTAGGGCAAAAACATTGGCAAGTGGTGGAAAATCAATTATTGAACAAATATCTAGCAAAATTCCATTGACTTCGCTTAAAATAGTACCAAGCTTATCGCTTCAAGACGGTATTCAAGCCACTAGACTTGCATTAATGCGAAGCTGGTTTGATGCAGATAGATGTCATGACGGTATAGAGTGCTTACGGCAGTATCAGCGTGAATACGATGAGGACAAGAAGGTTTTTAGGGATAAACCCAAACACGATTGGACTTCTCACGGTGCAGATGCTTTCCGTATGCTTGCAATAGCATGGAAAGAAGAAGATAAAACCACTCCGAAAGACAACTCTATCAGGGGTATTGTAGTAGGTGAGAACAAAACCACATTGAATGATATGTGGCGAACTCAAACCACAAAACCTAGCGGAAGAATATAAGCATGGAAAATTCGTCAAAGCACACCTATGAGAACTGGTATAACGAGATTGCCAGTTATGAGCGTACCTTTAAGAAATGGGAAGGGCGAGCAGATAAGATTCTCAAACGCTACCGTGACGATTCTAGGACTCAAAACAATCCTAACGCTAGATTCAATATCCTATATTCCAATGTGCAGACGGTTATTCCAGCCATCTTTGCACGACTACCAAGACCTGATGTAAGCCGTAGATTCCGTGACAATGATCCTGTGGGTCGTGTTGCTTCTATGATGCTTGAGCGAGCATTGGAGTATGAGCTAGAACACTACACAGATTACAAGTCCGCTATGGACTCAGTTGTATTTGACCGCATGATTGGTGGTCGTGGTACGGCTTGGGTTCGTTATGAACCGCACATTGTTGCTGGCGAAGGCACACCTGAAGATGGCGTACAGATTACCGAAGATATTGACGAAGCTGACGAGTCAGTTGAAGGTCTAGAGAACGAAAGCCAAGAACGCATTGAGTACGAATGTGCTCCAATTGATTATGTTCATTGGCGTGACTTTGGGCATTCAGTAGCTAGAACATGGGAAGAAGTAACTGCGGTATGGCGTAAGGTTTACATGAACCGTGATGCCTTGGTTAATCGCTTTGGCGAAGAACTTGGCTACCAAATCCCATTAGATTCAACACCGCATGACTCAAAGACTTATGCCCAACAACAAGATATGGCTATGCAAGCCACTATCTATGAGATTTGGGATAAAGAAACAGGCACAGCACTATGGATTAGCAAATCACTAGGCAAGATTCTTGATGAACGCCCTGATCCATTGCAGTTGGAGAACTTTTGGCCATGCCCTAAGCCATTGTTTGCTAACCTTACAACTGAAAACCTAGAACCAATCCCTGACTTTGTGATGTACCAAGACCAAGCAAGGGAATTGGACACACTTTCAGACAGAATTGATGGCTTGATTAACGCATTGAAGGTTCGTGGCGTTTACGATGCAAGCTCAAGCGAATTACAACGACTATTCTCTGAGGGAGAGAACAACACCTTGATTCCAGTTCACAACTGGATGGCTTTTGCTGAGAAGCAAGGCATGAAAGGTGCGATTGATTTAGTAGACATTACCCCATTTGCTCAAGCTTTAGCCCAATGCTACCAAGCTATGGAGCAAGTCAAGGGTCAAATCTACGAATTGATGGGTATTGCCGACATTCAGCGTGGTCAAACAGACCCCAATGAAACGCTTGGTGCTCAGATTATCAAGTCAAACAACGCTGCTGGTCGTTTAAAGACTATGCAAAACCATGTGGTTCAGTTTGCAACTACATTGTTGAACATCAAAGCACAGATTATCTGTAATCACTTCTCTGAAGATACGATTCTAAAGATTTCAGGTGCTGATCAGCTATCCGACCAAGACAAGATGCTTGTTCCGCAAGCTTTGGCTCTGTTAAAACAAGAATCTGCTAAGAACTTCCGTATTGAAGTCACTAGCGATTCAATGATTTATCAGGATGAGCAGCAAGAAAAAGCAGACAGAATGGCATTCTTGCAAGCTATGGGTGCATTCTTCCAACAAGCCGTACCAATGGCTACTGCCGTACCTGAAACTACGCCAATGTTGATGGAAATGCTTAAGTTTGCCGTGACTGCATTTAAAGCTGGTAAGCAACTTGAAGGCATTATTGACGAAACTGCTGACAAGTTCCGTGAACAAGCCAAGGCAGCAGAAGGTCAGCCTAAGCCACCAACACCTGAAGTTCAGAAGTTGCAGATGCAAGCCCAGCTTGAGCAACAGAAGATGCAAGCTCAGATGCAGTTGGAAACTCAGAAGATGCAAGCCCAAATTGAGATGGAAAGAGCTAAACAAGAGTATCAATCTCAAGAAACTCAAGTTCGTATGCAGATGGAGATGGAGCGTGATGCTGCTGAACGAGAGATGGAAATGAAGATGGCACAAATGAAGATGATGACTGAGCGTAACACCCAGTTGTTATTGGCTTATGTGAACAATGGTGCTAAGGTTGAAGTGGCTCAAATCTCTGCTGGCGTGAACGGTGGCGAAGGATTACCGCAAGCCTATGATTTAGATGAAGATATGGCTAAAGCTATGGAACATCCGCTTGCACCAATTGCTAATGCTATTCAACAAGGCAACCAACAAACTGCCGAGATGATTGCACAGTTAGCTGAAAACATTAACCAAAACAGTAACAGACCTAAACAAGTCATTCGTGGAGCAGACGGTAAGATTATAGGTGTTCAATGAGTGCATTAAAGTATTCCAATGGTACTCGTCACGCCCAAAACGAGGGCTTGATTACCTACGCTGGTAGCGGTGCAATTATTAACATTTATCAAGGCACAGCACCAGCTAATGCTAATACTGGCATAACAACACAGACCTTATTGGTTTCATGTGTGTTGGCTGGTGCATTTGGCACGGATACCAATGGAACTTTAACGCTTGGCACAGTCAATAATGGGACTGCGGTAGCTAGTGGAACTGCTAGTTTCTTCCGTATATTCAAGTCTGACGGCACAACTGTAGTGATGGATGGATCAGTTGGCGTATCAGGTGCAGATTTAAACCTTGACACGACCACCATCAACATCACGCAAACCGTCAATATTTCAGGTGGCACTATCATTAGGAACAATCAATAATGGCTATTACCGTCAAACACACCAAAGTTAGCACCGTACCTGATACCGCAGACACAAGCTTAGTACGCCCATCGGATTGGAACGCTGACCATACGCTTACTGGTCTTGGCACAATGGCAGAGCAAAATGCCAATAATGTCAGCATCACAGGTGGCTCAATTAGCGGTACAACTGTTAGCGGATACATTCCTACAAGTGAAAAAGCCCAACCTTTAGGTGTTGCAACCCTAGATGCTGGTGGCAAAGTCCCAACAAGTCAGATTCCATTACAAGGTGACCTCAACTATCAAGGCACATGGAATGCAAGCACCAATACACCAACTTTGACTAGCTCAACAGGCACTCAGGGTTATTACTATGTCGTAGATGTGGCTGGTTCTACCAACCTAAACGGCATTACTGATTGGAAAGTAGGCGATTGGGCGATATTTAACGGCTCTGTATGGCAAAAAGTAGATAACACCGATGCCGTGACATCTGTAAACGGTCAAGTTGGAACTGTGGTGCTTACAACGACCAACATTGCTGAAGGCACAAACGAATACTTTACAACTGCTAGAGCAAGACAATCAATTAGTGCTGGCACAGGCATTAGTTATGACAACTCAACAGGAGTGGTTACTAACTCTGCACCTGATCAAGTAGTAAGTCTTACAGGTGCTGGCACAACATCTATTAGTGGCACATATCCTAACTTCACGATTACTTCTAACGATGAATTTGACGGTGATGTGGTTGGGCCATCATCTGCTACAGACAACGCCATTACTCGTTTTGACGGCACAACAGGAAAGTTAATCCAAAACTCAGTAGTTACGGTTAGCGACACAGGTGCGATTGCTGGTGCAACAACCATCTCAGACTTAGATTATTTAGACTTTGACACTACCTATGCAACAACGCTTGGTGCTGGTCAATTAGGTTGGAACGGTAACGATACGCTTGGTTTAGGCATGATTGGCGGTAATGTCGTGCAACATATTGGTGAAGATACATTCTTTTATGTAAAAGCTAGTGCGACTATCACCAAAGGTCAGCTATGTATGTTTACTGGTGCTGTTGGCTCAAGTGGGGTATTGACTGCTGCTCCAGCTACCGCTATTCCATTTGCTGAAGCCATTATTGGTGTTGCTGCCGAAAATATTGCAAACAACGCATTTGGTTTGATTCAAAACACAGGCACATTAAAAGGTGTTGATACATCAGCTTTCTTAGATGGTGACATTCTTTACTACAACTCTGCCGTAACTGGTGGGTTTACAAAGACATTCCCAACAAGTGGCCCAATCGTTATTGCTGCTGCGGTAGCTAAGTCAGGTTCAGGCGGTTCAGGCATTCTTACAGTAAGGATTTCATTCCAAACAAGAGTAACTGCTGGCACAGCAATGTCTGTAACTCAAGGCAACGATGTGGTGACGGTTACAAATACTGCTCCTGACCAAGTTGTTAGCCTAACTGGGGCTGGAACGACATCAATTAGCGGAACTTACCCTAGCTTTACCATCACAAGCAACGACCAATATAGTGGCACGGTTACAAGTGTGGCAGCAACGGCTGGAACAGGCATAAGTGTTAGTGGTAGCCCAATCACAACAAGTGGCACTTTAACTATCACCAACACCGCACCTGATCAAACAGTTGTTTTAAACGCTGGCACAGGAATTAGCACTAGCGGAACATACCCTAACTTTACGGTTACCAACACAGCACCTGACCAAACGGTAGCGATTAGTGCTGGAACAGGAATCAGCGTATCAGGCACTTATCCAAACTTCACGGTAACGAATACTGCACCTGATGTGCCTTTTACTTACACGAATACCTATGTGCCGTATGGTCAAGGGACTACAACACCTGACCAAAGTGCAGACTTTACCTATGATGAGTCAGTCAAAACTGTAACTGCACCACAAGTAAGAGCATCAAATGGTATTGTGGTTAATAGTGCAACTGTATCTGCCAACTACTCAATTCCTAGCGGTTCAAACGCTATGAGTGCTGGGCCAATGACTGTGGCTAACGGCATTACTGTAACAATCCCTAACGGCAATACTTGGATCATCGTCTAATGACAACGGCTTTTCAGTCAAACGCATTTCAGAACTCAGGGTTTCAAGTAGACCCAGTAACTGGTGTTATCTATGCGGTAGACCAAAACGATTCATGCGACTTGATTGGTACAGTATCAGGCGGTGGTGAACCTACTGTTGATACACATGACGGCTTTACAAAAGACGAGTACAAGCGTTACAAAAAGCTACAAAAGAAACTAGCTCAAGCTGAAGCTGCTAAGATTCAAGCAAGACTAGATAAGCAATACCTACGCAAGCAACAAATCAGGGATTTGGTAGACCCTAAACCTTCACAAGTTAAAGTAACTAAAGTAGAATCCGTTTCAGAAGTTAAGATTGATAAACCGTCAATTGACCTTAAGAAACTCAATGCGACCATTATCAATCTTCAACGCCAGCAAGAACAACTGCTGAAAACGGTTGAGTTACGGAATCAGATAGCACAGGCACAAGCCTTGTTAGCGATTCACGAAGCTCAAATGGCTGCTGAACGAGATGATGAGGAAGCATTATTACTACTAATCTAAACCCACACGCAGAGTACAAAAAGGCTTACGACCATTTACACGCTGGCAGATATTCTGCTGGCTTTAGGTTGTTTGAGTACCGTTGGCATCCAGCCATTCTGACAAACCAACAGCTACCATACGAAAGACTGCCAAAAGCACCAAAAACATGGCAAGGTGAGTCATTGATTGGCAAATCTATCGTGGTTCAGATGGAGCAAGGCTTTGGTGATATATTTCAATACGCTAGATTTTTGCCAGCCCTTAAAGTTATGGGTGCTGAAAAGGTCGTTGTGCTATGTGTGCCAGCATTGATGCAAGTTTTAGGTCAGATGGACTGCATTGACCAACTAACAAACAAGACAGAAGAAGGGCCAGCCCACGAATGTGACTATTGGATTGGCTCAATGTCACTCCCATACTATATTGACTGTGCAATGCCCTATGTAAAAGCCCTGTTTCCTGTAAACAACGCCAAGATTGTAGGCTCAGAGGGATACTTTGAAGCAGAACCAAACCACATCCCCAAAAAAGTAGGCGTAAATTGGGGTGCAAGCAAGGGAAATCTGCAATGGATTAAGTCAATTTCTGTAGAACACATGGAAAGCTTGGTTGGTGACGATGTTTATTCACTAAATCCTGAGAGTGACGGCAACTTTAGACCCCTACCTAACGATGGTTGGAAGAAAGATTGGTCAATTACCGCTAAACACATGAAAGCCATGAAAGGCGTGGTCACAGTTGATACAGGAACTGCCCATTTAGCTGGTGCTTTGGGCGTAAA